TTCGTCAACATTAGTGTTAGGGAACATTTTGTTTGATGCACTTGCTGGAATTGTCGCAGTGATTCTGCCACCCGGTTCGTTGGATTTATAAACCCAATCGCTGCCAGCTTTCTTTACATCAACACCACCAGGAGCTGTAACGCTCATGTCATAAGGTAATTTAGGTGGTTGTTCTGCACCCCAACGATCTTCGTCCATGGTGTCATCGCAACCGCAATCTGTCATACCACAATCGGGGCATGGCTCGTCACCGTGATCATGATCCATGTCATGGATAGCATCCATATCAGAGTCATCACCGGTCATGGCGTGGATATGTTCATCTCCGTGGCCCATGCCGGCCATCTTTAACAAGCCGGCCAACATCACTGCGTCTTCATCTGTGGCTGTGACTGTGAGACTTTTACGTGGACCACCATGCTCGTCGTTGTTCATGCTCATGTTGATGTTCATACTTTCGGAGATCATGTTTTCCAATTGACGATTCAAACTGTCGTAAATGCCTTTGCCGTAGTTGTGACCGCTGCCAGACTTGGGTGCAGCACCAGTTGCCACTGACCCGGAACTGGTTGTTTCATCTACTTCTTTTTTCTTCTTCTTGTCTTTCTTTTCGTCGTATTCAATGTCCTTGGTCACTTTCTTGCCGGCTCGTTCGGCCCGGCTGTCTTCGCTGCCGCGACGCTGGCCATGAATACCATCTTTTTTCTTCTCATCGTATTCAATGTCTTTGGCTACTCGGCGGCCGGCGCGTTCAGCACGGTTGTCGCGCTTGGCGGTACGCTCTTCGTCCATTTCCTGGTCGTTGCTGCCCATGTCCTTGCTTTTTTGATTCTGCATGTAGTCGTCCACAGCAGTCATCATGCCTTCGATCTTGGCCAACTTGGCTTGTACCCATTCTGGCAGATTATCCTCATCGCCTAGTATCTTTTCCAAGGCCTGTGCATGACGCACCACAGTCTTGATATCGTCCTTGGCCATTTCGCCTTCGCGATCGTATTCACCTGAATCTTGTGGTTCAATCATGTCTTCGGGCATGTCGCCTTCTCGGGTCATCAGCTTGCTTGTGCCGCGATTGATCTTGGCACCAATCTTTGTGCCCTGGCCGGCACCGACCTTGCGGCGGCCCACTGTGCCACTTGGCTCGTCGTCAGCGCCCACATCGTGTGCTGCACCGCTGTAGTTACCTTTCACTGCACGGTGTATTGTGCGACCTGGTTGTGAAGTATCAATTCTACCACCTGTGCTTGATCTACGGCTGGTGGGCTCGTCGTCCAAGAAACTTTCGTCCATATCAGCATGTGGCTTGCGGCCTTTGCTTCTTGCCCATTCGTCTTCTGCATCATTACGACGTTGATTGCGGGCTCTTGCGAAATGATCTTTTACAAACTCATCGTCTTGTTGTTGTCCGCGTTGATGACTGCTTTGACCTTTGCCGATGGCTTTCTTCATAGCATCGGCTGCCACATCGCCCAACATCTCGTCAACCTCTTTCTTGGCACCAACAATCTTGTCAGCGAAAGTGATCTTGTCAAAAGGTTTTGCTAGAGCAGCAAATTTCTTTTGCTTGGGGCTCATTGGCACACCACCTTCTTGAACTGCTGGAGTTGCTGAACCTCGTGATTGGTAGAAGTCGATCAAAACCTCCAACTCTCTTTTATACCGCAGTTCTAGGTCAAGATTCCGTCTAGCATTTTCTTTTGGATCTTGTTTGCCCATGGCTTGGGCAAGAGACATAGCCCCGCGAGATTTGTTGTAGTCGTCTTCTATTTTTTTAAGTCTATCATCATACTCTGGATTGCGAAGTTTTCTTGATAACTGATAGGCTGCTAGGCGTGCAGGTTTAGCAGGATCTTGTGAATCATCTGCTTCCGACACAGGTTCGTCAATGGCCTGTGGCGGATACATCTTTGGCTTTGGCGGCATGGTTTTCTTTGGCGGTGGCACAGGAGCACTGGCCTTGCGTTGTGGAGCGTTGGCTGCTTTCACTGGATCTTTGTATGATTCCACATCCTGCGGAGTTGCATCCACTTCCCTCAACGGATATTCTTTGCCACCTACTCGTACTTTTTCGCCAGGTTGGATACCATCCTTCTTGGCCTTGACCACTGCGCCTGAAAATGCATTGCCTTCGTCGGTCATGCTTTCATCATACTTGTCATAACGATTACGGATCTTGTTCATGGTGCTGTCGCTGGCATTATCTCTTCCGGCTTTCTGCAAAGCCTTCATTCCTTGATCACCATATTTCTTTTTACCAAACGCAGCTTGTAATGCACTTTCGTCCATGCTATCGCATTTGCATGGTTTGCATCCGCATGAGGAGCACATGCCTTCTTTCATTGTGGCTTTCCACGGCTTGAGTTGAGCCTGATCAATGCTTTCGTCTGTGGGGTGACGCAGTTTGTTCAACACAGCACCTGCCACACGCTTGCCGGCTTCTGCACTGCCATAACGCTTGGCAGCACCAGCAGCGATCTTGCTGAAGTTCTTACCTGGCTTACCGATGTCTTTGCCAGCAGCAGCTTTCTTGGCCGAGTAGTCAGCGGCTGCTTCCATTAGTTTATTGGGTGCAGGCTTGACCGGTGTGGCTTGGGCGTCTTCAGCCAGTTGCTGGCGTTTGGCCAAGTCGGCCATCTTCTTGTTCATGTCGTAGAAAAAATAATCGCTCATGGTTTATCCTCTTGGTGTTGCGAAAGTAGCAGGCTTGGGCGTGCGTTTGATATTACTCATTGGACTCTTATTGTCCTGCTTGATATCATTGGTGGTTTTTGCTGGAGGTGTTTTGCCGCCAGCTACTGTGAAATCTGAACGATATGCGTTCTGTAATACCGCATGTTTGTAAGGATCACCGGAGTAATCTTTCTTTAACTCTTGCTGTTTGGCATCAGGTGCAGGATAATCGGTATCAGCGATCAAGTCTTTGTTCTGTGTATTGATGTCAGAGATCTCTTTGTCCATGCTGTCCACATACGATTGTGTCAACAGTCGGATCCTGTTGGGGCTAAATCCCAACAGTTGAGCCAGTTGTTGTATCTGTGGTTCGATGGCTGGATAACGGAAACTCACATCCACTGAGGTAACCATGTCATTTTCTGCTTCAGGAAAGTCCTTGAGAAGTCGTTGCACGGGTGTGGTCTTTTTGCCGGACATCCGCACGATGTCAAACTGTTCAAGTTTTTGTTCCAGATCCTTGATAAAGGTTGGAGGCACATCGCCCAGGATCTTGATCCTGTAATCGTATGTGCGTTCGCTTTCTGCAAGATATTGGTGAAATTTTTTCATATCAGAGTCCTATGTGATATTTATACTTTTTTGGCATTTGTCTTTCTATCGCCTAACAATCTGTCCAACAATTCATTGCGATCCAACACATGGCCCTGGCCTTGCTGTGGGGGGTCTCGATCCGAATCTGCCAGTTTGGCATCCAGATTTGCTTTTTTCAACTGCAAATCGATCATTTTTAACTTCTTGTTCAACTTGGCCTGCTTGGCAGTGAGCGCATGCCCCAGCATAGCACCGGCCACACTGAATATCTCTGCTGCAAATCTTGAATCCACATTCATACCTAGATCCATGAGATCCTTGTAACTTCCTTTGGCTAGATCGGCCAGTTCGTCCATCTCTAGATCTGATGAACTCAAGTCACGCACACCGGGCAGGGCAGCATCAATCTTGTCAATGGTTTCGTCGATTTCAGCCATCGCAGACTGGGTTTGTTCGGGGGTATAGACCGGATCCTCTTCAGGATCTCCAGAGGGCGGTAAGTCGAATAACTCTTCGAGTTTTTTGGTCATACCATATTTACCGGATCTGTCAACCCGGCTTATGGAACATGTCGTCTTCAGTTATGACTCGAAAATGTATGCCTGCTCGTTTGCACCAGGCCTGTGCTGCTGCCCATTTGGCATAGTTGATGGCTACCACAGCACGATCTCGGCTGTTCATCTTGCTTTCGATTATGCTTTGTTTTTTGGGTTTGATCTCAATCATCTCGGCACGCTGTAAATTGCCTCGGGTGCGATATGTGATAAAGAAGTCTGGCACATACATAGAGTTTTTGCCGGTGATGGGATTCCGGTAAGGTATGGCTATGCTCTCACTGGCCCATTGGATCACTGCATCATTTTTGTCACAGAATCGCATGAATGAATGTTCCCACCCGGATCGGTATCTAGGTTTGTTTTTGCCCACATATTTGCCCGGGTTTGTGATCTCATACAACCCATTGGCCCAGCGGCTCATGCCAACACATTCCTTGCGGTATAGTAGTTGGATTGCGTGGGCACATCAATACCTAACAATGTGCTACCACTTCTCAAGTTGTTGAGATAATAGCAGAGAGTCTGCGTGAGTTCTATCTGACTTTGCCCTTGTAGACTTTGCAGGATAGTGATAACATTGGTCCTGGTCTGGTCAGCTATTCTAAACAAACTCACCGTAAAATTACCTGCAGCCAAGTCAGTAGTAAATACCGATCTCATATAGCTGTATACCACATCGTAATCTTCCACACTTACATATTGTTCATAGTTGTAAAATCGATCGTAGATCCTGACTGTGAGATCCACATTGGTGTTGAGTGCATTAACTGTTCCGCCCATTACGTTGTACTCCCGGGAATCACTGTAGTGGTAGCATTAAAGTTTCTATCGCCTGGTCTAGCAGCATTTACACCAGTTTTAGTGTCAACAGGAAAAAACTTTCCACCAGAACTGTTTGGTATCTGGCGAACCATGGACGGAATTCCATTTTGCAGCACTGTCTTGAGTGCTGCATTGGCTTCTTCGTTCGCTACCGATTTAAAATCCACGCCTTTGAATGAGTTGTAAGCAGTGCCTGCTTTTTGCACAGCACCAATGACCCCTGCTAGGCCTCGGCCACTGGTAAGATCTTGAACAATACCTATGCCTGCGTCTAGCAAACCACCTTGACCCAATACTGACTGCGTGCTGCCCGGACGAGACAAACTGGATTTTACTGTGTCATAGTATGCAGGGTCAGCAAATCCCATAACATTGGTATCTGGTCTCACACCGCCCAATGCTCCACCATAATATTTTACAGTTTCATATTCAATGGTCATTTGATTCTGCATGATACCACTGCCTTCACTGTAACTGTACGTGTCATGATCCCAACTCTTTATTATAGGGTTGATCAACGTGTATGCTGCAAATCTGCGTTGATCCATGCCATAGATCATGATGTCCCTGAAGAATGGCGGCTTTCCTGAATTTTGATCTCCGCCAGAATTTGTGCCCTGGCCACCGGTGCTGCCTTGGTCATAAGTTTCGCCAATATAACCCCAATCATTTACCACACGGTTTCTGGCATAGATATCTCGATTATTATAAGTAAAACCCGGCAGTGATTGCAGTTCTCCGATACTGCCGTTGAATGCCGGAGGTCCATAGGCCTGTGTGGGATCCTTGTAGTAGTAGCTGTAGTAGTAATACCACAGAGAACGTGTGAGGTCTCCACCATCGTCGTGAAATGTCACAGTGACCGGTAGGTAATTGAGTTTTTTCTGAACCACACGCTTGCGGTTGTATTGATTCAGAGTTTCTGTATCAATGGTATACTTGGGCAAACTTATGGATTTGACCATGAGGCCAATGGTGGCTTTTTCTGTGTTGTTGAATGCGTTGGACAACACAGGATTAACTGATGTGTTGATATTGAAATAGCAATGGAACAGGAATTTGTTCCGTGGTGCATACTGATACCCGTTGGTAAGAAAGGTCTTGGAAGCGTGGGCATAGTCTTTGAAACCCTGCCCACCAAAAAAACCTTGGAGGAAATCTTCTCCCCAAGCCATGTGCTATTATCCTGTGACCGCGCCGCCAGCAGCTTCAAGAGTTCTATTGAGTGTCTGACCAATGGTGGTTCCGACCCCCAAGTTGCCCGGAGCTGTCTGATTGGCATTATCGTATCTGATGGTCATGGCAATTTGCATGGCCTTGTTGTCAGCATAGCTGGTTGTACCGTAGTCTGCACCTTCAAGGTAACAGCCATACAATTCCCATTGTTCTAATATCACAGGAGTAGCGTTGCCGTTACCGCCGTCTAGCACCTGATATGTAGTGGTGAACTTGTAATCGATACCAGCAGCAGCTGATGCCATTTCAAAAAAGTCCATCTGCTTCTGTAGTTGTTCACCAACCAGGCGACTAACATGGCCGCTGGCATCATCACGCAGATTGCAAGTGGTGTTGGTCCACTTGTATTTGCCTGCTAGATACAGAGTGCTGTTGTAGAGTTCAATTGGAATCTCAGTAAAGGTCACGTTGGGGCGTTTGAAGTCAATCACCTGTTTGGTGAGTTCTGTTCGAGGTGTGCTTACACCAAAGTTTTCAAATATCACTCGAAAGCGATATCCCAG